CGTGTACTTAAACAGTACAATGAGCGCAAGGAAAACGTGCTTGCTATGGATGATCTTGATGTAGCAAAAGCGTTGGAAAATGCAGAGGCTATCTAATGACCTCTATGCTGTTACATAAAGTACAGCATTTCCTAGAGAAAGCGTCGAGGGGTGAAGGCGAAGGTCTTCCCCCTCACCTTATCAATGAGTTCAAGGAGATGTGTGGCTCCGCCATTGAACGTCAGTTCAGTGAAAAGCGTGGTTCAAAAGTGCGTATGTCTGGTGTGGGCAAGCCCCTGTGTCAGCAGAAGTTATCCGCAAGAGATGACATAGAAGAAGATGTAGACTATACTCTGGTTATGAAATTTCTGTTTGGAGATATCATAGAAGCGATAGCTGTTACAGTTATGAAAGGCGCGGGTATAGATATACAGAGTGAGCAGGAGAGTGTTAGCCTAGAGATAGGAGGCACTACTCTTAACGGCACGTATGATGTAAAGATAGATGATAAGATATATGACATAAAGAGTGCTGCACCCGGAGCGTTCTCTATGAAGTTTGCGGCTAATCGTGGGTACAACAACATCAAGAAGGACGATGTGTTTGGCTACGTGCCGCAGGGCTACCTGTACGCAGAAGCTGCTGGCTCTACCTTCGGTGGCTGGATAGCTATCAACAAGGCTACAGGTGAGTGGGCGGTGTGCGAGACGCCTCTTGTACATGAAGAGGATAGACAGGCTGCACTACAATTAGCCGATAAAAATATACGCAGTGTTCTTGGCAAGGATAAGTTTGAGCGTTCGTTTGCTGATGAACCTGAGACATACAAAGATAAAGAGACAGGAACTCTGAAGAGGACAGGAAACAGGCTAATGAATAGAACCTGTTCCTACTGTGGCTTTAAGATGCACTGCTGGCCTGATGCAGCTTACAAGCAGAAAGTAACTTCTACAGCAAACACCAAACCCCGAGTATGGTACACAAAGCATGTAAAGGATGAAATCTGATGCCACTATATGTTACAGATACTATTACTGACTTTGAAACTATGTATAATCCCAAGGCTGCTTTCGTGTATTTTGATACACAGAAAGAGGATAGCACTCACAGAGAGGCTTTAACAATAAAGTCTTTACCTGATGATATGCAGTTACCAATCATATACAGAAAGAATATGTCTGCAGATGGTTTATGGACTGCAGAAGAGTTTAACTATAAAGGTTCTATGACAATGGCTCGCTGCTTTGACGACATACGTTCCTTTCTGAGACAGGGCAGATTAGTTGTTTTTCCTTCTAGAAGTTTCTCCATAGTCAGAGACACATCTCCTGAGTATGTGCAAAAAGATTTGGCTGACGGGTACATACAGATAATGAACACCAACCCTGAAAACAAAAACAAGTTTGATTATTATGCGTTTTAGATCGAAGTTTGAAGCCGAAGTAGCTGTAGCCCTCGGTCGCAGGGGTATTGATTTTGAGTTCGAGCCTGATAAGATACCCTATCAGCGTGAGCCTAGCGTATACATACCTGACTTCTACATACCCAGAAACGATATGTACATAGAGGTAAAGGGCAGGCTAACACAACAGGACAGGGTAAAGCACCTTCTTGTTAAGAAACAGAACCCCGATATTGAAGTGAAGTTCTTCTTTGCCAATGCAAACAAAAAAATATATAAAGGCTCTAAGACTACACACTCAGATTGGGCAGAGCGTCATGGATTTGATTGGGCGCATAAAAAGATACCTGTGGAGTGGTTTGATGAATGATGATGGTTTTACTTTTGAGCCGGAAGATGATCTCATAGATGATGAGATGCGAGATAGAATAGAAGAAGAGACATTCTTTTTGTCTCCAGATAGACTGTACATTGTCTTTGATCCTCAAGGGTTTGACAAAGTGAATGTCAGGGCGTATGATACGTCCAGCGCAAAGGATGTATCTGCCGCGCATATTCTGCAGCAGGGCATGCTTAGTCTTCTGGAGACGGACTATGATTACCTTATGCAGCTAGGGCATGAGGCTACGATGGAACAAATAGTCGAGAAGACAAAAGAAAGTTCAAACAAGTTAATCGTTGAAGATGTTTATGATAATGTTATCAAAGTAAAGTTTAGCGAGGATAACTAATGCCTAACGAAACCAAGTACGCACGGGAATTAAAGGCGGCTGTAAACAGACCTAGCCACTATACACAGAATGGTACAGAAACCATTGAGATGATTAGGCAATCTCTAACTGATGAAGAGTTTAGCGGGTATTTAAAGGGCAACATACTAAAGTATGTGTGCAGGTATAAGTATAAAGGTATGCCACTAAAAGATTTGATGAAATCACAGTGGTATCTAGAAAGATTAGTCAGGGAGCAAAGAGAGAATGACAAGTAATTATTTTCCAACGGACTATCAGGAGTTTATTCACCTGTCACGCTATGCACGTTGGTTAGGAGACAGGCGTGAGAACTGGTCAGAGACTGTTGAGCGGTACTTTGACTTCATGCAATACATTATGAAAGACAGGTACGACCATACAATACCTAACAGAAAAGAACTTGAAGAGGCTGTTCTTAACCTTCAGGTGATGCCTTCTATGAGGGCTTTAATGACGGCAGGGCTAGCCCTAGAACGTGATAACACATCCGGCTACAACTGTTCATACATTCCTGTAGACTCNCCTCGTGCATTTGATGAGATACTGTANGTTCTCATGTGCGGCACTGGTGTAGGGTTCTCTGCAGAGAGGCAGTACACAGAAAGTCTGCCTGTTGTAAATGAACACTTTGAAGAGACTGAAACAACCATCATTGTACAGGATAGTAAGGCAGGATGGGGCTAGGGGCCTCCGTGAGTTGATTGCGTGTCTTTACGCTGGTCAAGTACCCAAATGGGACTTATCGCGTCTACGNCCCGCTGGAGCGCGTTTAAAGACGTTTGGGGGTAGATCGTCTGGCCCAGCACCTCTTGATGATCTTCTTAACTTTACGGTATCTTTGTTTAAAGAAGCAGCAGGTAGGCAGCTATCTGCGCTAGAATGTCACGACCTTGTGTGCAAGATAGCCAGTGTAATCGTTGTAGGCGGTGTACGCAGGTCTGCTCTCATATCCCTGTCTGATCTTAATTCAAACAGGATGCGAGTAGCCAAGTCTGGTGAGTGGTTTAGAGACTATCCGTACCGTGGGTTGGCTAACAACTCTGCAGTGTACAGAGAACGGCCAGACATGAATACGTTTTTGAAGGAGTGGTACTCATTGTATGAGTCCAAGTCTGGAGAGAGAGGCATATTTAATCGTGAATCTGCACAAAATAAAGTGGCTAGTATTGGTCGTCGTGATCCTGATCATGTGTTTGGAACTAACCCTTGCTCTGAAATCATTCTACGTCCCTATCAGTTCTGCAACCTCACAGAAGTCGTTGTCAGAGCCGAAGACACAGTAGGTTCTCTTACAAAGAAGATTGAGTGGGCTACACAGCTTGGCACCTATCAGTCCTGCCTTACTGACTTCAAGTATCTGAGAAAGATATGGAAGCAGAACACGGAAGAAGAGAGACTGTTAGGCGTAAGTCTTACAGGCATACTAGACAATGAAATGCTATCGACTAACAACTGTATGCTTACTGACCTGCTGGTTGGTTTCAGACAAGTAGCCGTTAAGACAAAATGATAAACTATCTAAGAAGATAGGAGTAAACGCCTCTACAGCTATTACCTGTGTAAAGCCGTCAGGTACAGTGTCACAGTTAGTCGATAGTGCATCTGGCATACATCCCAGACATAGCGAGTATTACATTCGTACAGTGCGTGGAGACAACAAAGACCCACTGACACAGTTTATGATACAGTCAGGCATTCCTGCAGAACCTGCCATTGGCAATGAGGACAACATGACAGTGTTCTCGTTTCCGGTGAGGTCGCCCAAGGGCGCTCTTACTCGTAACAGCTTGACGGCTGTTGAGCATCTGGAGTTGTGGAAAGTCTACGCAGAGAACTGGTGCGAACACAAACCTTCCATCACTATCTCTGTAAAAGAACATGAGTGGCTGGAGGTAGGCAGTTGGGTATATAAAAACTTTGATTATATATCTGGTGTTTCCTTCCTGCCTCATTCAGACCACACGTATCAACAAGCACCTTATACAGAGTGTACTGAAGAAGAGTACAGTAGTTTAGTAGAGCAGATGCCCAGCACTATTAACTGGGCAGGACTAAAAGAAATAGAAATAGAGGATACCACAACGGGTTCTCAAGAACTTAGCTGCACAGGCGAAGTCTGTGAAGTTGTAGATATAGGAGCATAAAATGAAGAAGATAGTTATATGTGTTATTGGACTAACTGCTATCGGATTAACCACCGCAGCCGCAGCAATTAGCAGTGATTGCGGATACGATGCTGATGGCAATTTTCGTCTGGGCAATGGGCAGGTAGCTGCTCATGGAACATGGGAACATGCCAAGGAATGTGCAATGAAAGGCATTCTACCCTCTGTAGTTGCAGAGCGCCTTGGTAGGCTAGGCGATGAAAGCACGCAGAGTGAGGCAGACGAGTTACGCGAGACAAACACTCGCATACAGGAAGAAAAAAAGAAGCGTGAAGTAGAAGTACAGCCCCTACCACCTGCTGAGTAATGATTAAAGAAATCCAGATACCCGAGGACATGCGGAAAGCTGCTGATCATAAGGCTTTCATGCTTGGAGAGCTAAACAATTCGATCATGCGAAGCGGTGGTTCTCAGTCTGGATATCTTGGGGA